ACCCTGAAATCCTTGAGCACCCTGAAATCCTTGAGCACCTTGAGCACCCTGAAATCCTTGAGCACCTTGAGCACCCTGAAATCCTTGAGCACCTTGAGCACCCTGAAATCCTTGAGCACCTTGAGCACCCTGAAATCCTTGAGCACCCTGAAATCCTTGAGCACCCTGAAATCCTTGAGCACCCTGAAATCCTTGAGCACCTGTACCACCTGTACCACCTGTAGCACCTTGAAATCCTTGAGCACCTTGAGCACCTGTACCACCTGTAGCACCTGTAGCACCTTGAAATCCTTGAGCACCTTGAGCACCTGTACCACCTGTACCACCTGTAGCACCTGTAGCACCTTGAAATCCTTGAGCACCTTGAGCACCTGTACCACCTGTAGCACCTTGAAATCCTTGAAATCCTTGAGCACCTGTACCACCTGTAGCACCTTGAAATCCTTGAGGACCAATTAATCCACTACTACTTCCAACCCAATATCCAGCAGAATTAACAATAGCAGTAGTCCCAATGTTAATTCCAGCGTTTGCATAAAAAGAACTATTAACTTTTAATATCGATGTATTAACTACAGATATAGTGCCATTCGCTAAAACTTCATCTGTAACTATTCTAGAAAATACGTTTGTATAAGTATTTGCAATTTGCCAATTATTAGCACCCTCCACCCAACGAATTTCAGCATTTGCACTTCGTCCTGGTCTGTATAATCCAAATGAACCATTAACCGAACTCAAAAGTCCTGTTCCTATTACTAATGTGTTTGAAGCGTATACTGTTGTACCTGTAATGACAAGACTACCACCAGTTTGTATATCTCCAGTAGCAACTATTTTTCCACCAACATAAACATTCTTTTCAATACCAACACCACCATCAACAATTAATGCACCAGTATCTTTAGTTGTAGATTGTGTTGTATCTGATATGAATACTGAATTACTAATTGTAAATAAACTGCCATTAATAGAAGCTACAGAATTTGTGCGTAAAATTGTATTAGCTTGTAACGTATTAGCTTGAAGATTGTTTGTATAAGATGTATCAGTAACACTTAGTGTTGGAGTACTAACTGATGTATTAGCTTGTAACGTATTAGCTTGAAGATTGTTTGTGTAAGCAGTATTAACAACACTCAATGTTCTAGTATTAACTGATGTATTAGCTTGTAGAACATCAACGAAACCAGTACCTGTAACACTCAATGTTCTAGTATTAACTGATGTATTAGCTTGTAGAACATCAACGAAACCAGTACCTGTAACACTCAATGTTCTAGTATTAACTGATGTATTAGCTTGCAGAACATCAACGAAACCAGTACCTGTAACACTTAGAGTTCTAGTATTAACTGATGTATTGGCTTGTAGAACATCAACGAAACCAGTACTTGTTGCTGATAAAGTTCTAGTATTGATTGAAGAATTAGCTTGTAGAACATCAACGAAACCAGTACCTGTAACACTCAATGTTCTAGTATTAACTGATGTATTAGCTTGCAGAACATCAACGAAACCAGTACCTGTAACACTCAATGTTCTAGTATTAACTGATGTATTAGCTTGCAGAACGTTAACAAATGCTGTATTAACAACACTTAAATTTGAAGTATTAACTGATGTATTAGCTTGCAGAACATCAACGAAACCAGTACCTGTAATACTTAGAGTTCTAGTATTAACTGATGTATTGGCTTGTAGAACATCAACGAAACCAGTACCTGTAACACTCAATGTTCTAGTATTAACTGATGTATTAGCTTGTAGAATATCAACAAAACCAGTACTTGTTGCTGATAAAGTTCTAGTATTAACTGATGTATTAGCTTGCAGAACGTTAACAAATGCTGTATTAACAACACTTAAATTTGAAGTATTAACTGATGTATTAGCTTGTAGAATATCAACAAAACCAGTACTTGTTGCTGATAAAGTTCTAGTATTAACTGATGTATTGGCTTGTAGAACATCAACGAAACCAGTACCTGTAACACTTAGAGTTCTAGTATTAACTGATGTATTAGCTTGTAGAACGTTAACAAATGCTGTATTAACAACACTTAAATTTGAAGTATTAACTGATGTATTAGCTTGTAGAATATCAACAAAACCAGTACCTGTAACACTTAGAGTTCTAGTATTGATTGAAGAATTAGCTTGTAGAATATCAACAAAACCAGTACTTGTTGCTGATAAAGTTCTAGTATTGATTGAAGAATTAGCTTGTAGAATATCAACAAAACCAGTACCTGTTGCTGATAAAGTTCTAGTATTAACTGATGTATTAGCTTGTAGAATATCAACAAAACCAGTACCTGTTGCTGATAAAGTTCTAGTATTGATTGAAGAATTAGCTTGTAGAATATCAACAAAACCAGTACCTGTAACACTTAGAGTTCTAGTATTAACTGATATATTAGACTGCACATTATTTGCAGTTGCATTATATCTAATTAAAACATTACTTTTAAACTCTGAGTCTCCAGTAACAGTTAAAACATTATTTAATGTTGTTGGTCCTATTACGTTTAGAGAAGCTCCAATATTTGCCGTATTCGATACAGATAATCCTGTATTTGGTCCTGTTGCAAATAAAGGACCTTGAATGTTTGCTTTACCTCCTGTAACAAGGCTAAATTCTGTATTTAATAAACTTGTTAGACCACCGACTGTTAATGTGTTATCCACATAAACATTTGATCCTGGACCTGTAGATTCTATTGTATTATAGAAAGTAGCTTTACCGTTTGCACGAATCGATGGTGTTCCATTTAAAATTAATACTCCAGTATCTTTAGTATAATCTTGTTTTGCTAAAGTATTATTTTCTCTAGCTAAATTTACTGTTACAGCTACCCATTCAAAGAATGTATTAGCTGTGCTTATAATTGATACTAGATTAGCCATTTTAACCTTTTTGTAATAATTGAACTAACAAATCTTTAATATTAGTTAATTCTGATTTAATATCGTTAATTTCGGTTTTAACTTTATTTATCTCTTCTTTTTGATTCGTTAAAATCTTAACTTTAGCATAATACTCATCTCTTGCTGCTGTGTCCATATTTATTAATGCCATAGAATTTGTGTCTCTAACTAATTTTGTACCAGGAATTTCAACTAACATATCAAAGACCTGTTCCTGATGGAAGAGCAATCGCTCGAAGACTTGTTAATATTGGCACAGTAGTTCTATCGGCAGAAGTCATAACAATTTTTATAGCAAATTGAATGAAAGAATTATACGTTTGTCCATTCGAACTTACATATGTGATATAGTTATCTGCTAAACCGTCAGTTCCTGGTGCAGCTTCAAATTCATATATATCATTTCTAGTTTTAGAAAATACTGATTTATTTCCTCCCACTGTCGTCATTAATTGCCATGAATTATCTTCAAAAATTGAATCGTCACCAGAACTCAATAATTTATAGAAAACATATATGTTTGTTCCTATTGGTCTATACGCAGTATAGTATACTCGTAAATCTTGAGAATCGTTGCCTGGAGCAAGTACAACTTTTTTCGTTATGTATCTACAAAGAGCATTACCACCTATAGGCGAAAACTCACTCGTTGTTCTTATTATTGCTTGAGTTGTATTTGGTCCAGTTACAGTAATTGTTGGTGGATTCAAATAACCTGAACCATCTGTGGTAATAAAAATACTCTGTACATTACCTCCAGATAATGTTAGATTTGCTGATGCTTGAGTTCCATCTGGTAAATCTGGAAGAGAAACCGTCACTCTTGCATTTGAATCATAACCTTCACCATCATCTACTATAATTATTTGATTGTTTGAAAGTCCCAAATTATTTACTTTCCATTCAATATTATAGAGTGTTAATCCATCATCAGATAACATAGGAGAAAGTATATCATCTTGAGTACTTAATGTTGCGGAAAGTTTAAAAGAGTCATTTAAATTTTTTAATAATATTCTTTCACCTAAACCATCAGATAGATATATGTCATTAATTGTTGGACAACCAAACTTTCCGGGTGCAACAGCAAAAGGACCAACTCCATCACCAGTTGACAATAATTTTGAAACATAAGAATAAGAAATATTCGTACTATTTGGAATAAAATCTGTTGTTGTAATGTTATATGCACAAGAAACAACATTATCTTGTGGATAATCTCCATTGACATTAATTACTATGTCAGGATTAGCATTATAACTAATAGTAGATGATGGAATTTTACGGTAAGGTAAATTTTTTGGAATAACAAAATCAATAATTCTTGAGCCTATATCAAATTTACAACGTTTAATGTCCATCATCATACTTTTTGCTGGATCTGCTACCCATGTTATACCGTTTTGAGATTCAAATAATCCACCAACATATGGTGCAATTCCTAATTTTTGTACTCCTGTAGGATTAGCATCAGTGTAATTTGTTTTTGCTGTTGAAGAAATTATTTCTTTATCTTTTGCAGCAATATATAAGTTATATTCTGTAGAAGCACTTTTTACGATAAAAGCATATAATAATCCTGATTGAATATATACTGGCGCTGGAAATTTAAATACTGTCGCAGCATTAGGATTCAAATAATGTAAGTTTTCTGTTGTAGAAATAACTTTTACATCATTTGGATATAATGTAACAATCGAATAATCTAATGTTTCGCCGTCTGGATATCCGTTTTGTGTACCTACAATAGATAATGTAATTGAATCATTCGTTTGTGTTGGTTTACTCTGAAAAAATAAAGAAATTGATTCTAAAAATAATCCATTTGGATAATTATCTTTTTGAAAAATAAATGTTTGAGCAACAGGATCATCACCAGCACCATCACCACCAGGTGGTGGTGGTGGATTAATATATTGTACGGATTGGCCAATTAATTGATTATATAAAGTTTTTGTTTGTTTGAATGTATTTTTTGCACCAGCTATAGATGTTCCAAAATCCAGAGCTTGCGATCTTGTAGATAGACCAGAAGCAGTAAAAGTGCCTTTTGCTAAAGATGTTGCCGAACCAGAATCTGTTGCTACTGTTCTTGTTTCGACAGTAAAAACACGTTCACCCGTTTTAAATTTGTTTGCCGGTACATTAAAAACTCCATTAAAAACACCAGCTTCATTTGTTGATAATGTTTCCAGTTTACTGATTTGTGATCCTTTTTTGTATGAAAGTTCAGTACCATCAATTGTATAAGAAGATGTTAAATCACCAAATTTTGAGTTCGTGCCTATACTAATCGGTACTGCTTGATCAAGTGTTACTGAGCAATTCGCAGCATCGTATCCTGTAATAATAACATCATTTGAATTTATAGTATCTAATTTAAATGTTTTACCTGTTTTGTCTGCTGGATCTGGTATTATTTGCTTTGTAATTATATTAATTTTACAACCTTTATAATAATCATCTACAGTGCTGGCAGTACCACTTAAAGAAATTTTTGTTACTCCAGAATAGTATATGCCTCCTCCTGATACAGGAAGTACTGATCCTGGAGAATATACTGGATCAGGAGAAACAGTAAGTAGAGAATTTGTTGAGAATAGAATATTACCAGACGTATTAGGAGTACCATCAGGTCCATTTGTCCACGGCTTATCTGAAATTGCCACAGCAAAAAATTCATTTGTACCAGTAGTACCAGTAGAATATAGTTCAACATTATATGCAGTACCAGGACTTTGATATGTTAAGTTGGCAGAAGTTCCTGATGACCAAACAACGGTGGGAGTATTACCAACTTTAAAATAACCAGTTTTACCAGGACTAGAATTCACCATTGCATAAGTTGTACCTTTGGGTGGTGTGATACTAAATTTACCAGCTGGTAATGTTGTTCCTTTTTGATTTGGATTTGACCAAATACCATGAGTCGATGCAAAATTGTTCGCTACGGGATATACTCGATAATATTTGAGCGTTGATCCAACCAAATCTTTAATTGAATTTCCAGCAGAAGTTACTAAACCAGTTTTATGCACAGAAATAAATGATTCTGAATTTACTAATGTACCTTGTGCTGTGCTTGTTTGATAGTTTCCATTAACATCAAAAAAACTGTTATATATTGTACCTGCACCCACAGAAGGATAAGAGGAAAGATAATTGCCTACAACATATAATCTACAATTAGCAGTACCAGGATAATAATATGCAGTTGAAACTTTAGCGACAGGAAGAAATTTACTATTATAACTAAATCCAATTACATCATCTTCTTTAAATGTGCCCGTACAATTTTTCAATTCGATAACATCATCAGTCATCATGTAGCTATTAACTATTTGGCCATCAAATGTACATGTAACAGGTGTATTTATTTTTAAGCCTTTTGCACGAATAGAAATTTGTTGAGGCCTAATATAAGACTCAATACTCACATCTGTAATATAATTATTATTTATACTATATGTATTATCAATTTTATCGTAAGTGCCGCTAACATTAGTTTGAGTTTTCGTTGCATAAGTTGCACTAATAATCGTTGTACCGCCGGCACTGTCAACAAAGGTTTCAACATCTGTTTTTGCTGTTCCAGGTACAACTTTCCAATCTCCGGAAACCAATGGATTTACGGTGGTACCTTCTTTATAAATTTGAAGGTCTTTATTGGTAATAACTAAATCTGGTTGTTTTGTGTTGTCTACCCAATTATCCATTGGTGGATTAATATCTAAAACACCTTCTCCCACTGAAACTCCAAATGGATTAACATTGACAGTAGAAGTTGCATATTGTTGATTAGTTACAGAAGAACTAGTATATGGTAAGCAAAATATATTAGTTTTATTGATGTTGAATACAGTAAATAGAGCTGGATTTGGTTTATCTAAAGTAGATAATAATATTTGCGACTGTAATGCAAAGTTTGATATGTTTTGTTGTGCTGTTAATTGATTTGTTCTTTTATTAATTGAACATGTGAAATCAGGATTTCCAGTGTCTGCTGTGGCAAAAGAAGAAAAATCATCTACTAAGATACCATTTTTAAATCGATTTAATCCGTTAACATCTGGTATTTGTGTAGATTGTGCTTTTTGTTCCAATGCATTTAATACTGTATAAAATTCAATATTATTGATTCTTCTCTGTATATTTGCAATATCTTGCATTGTAAATCGTTTGTGTTGCACGGGTTCTATCGATACATTTGGTAATATTCCTGAAGGAGTTTCTCCTCCAACATAAGATGTATAAGGATCTAAAGTAATTTTCGCAAGAAGTAATGCTCCGTCAGGTTCTACTGGAAATTTAGGATTAGTTGAAGATATTCCATTGATAACTTGAAAAATCTTATCTTTTGACAAAATCAATATATCTTTTCTAGGTAAATAATAGCTATAGTCATTAACAAAAATAGATAAATCTGAAGGAATAAGTGCTCCTGCATCCGTAATTGTTTGATCTCCCGAAAAAGCAAAAGTAAAAGTTGAAACAGCATTTCTTCTAGTTGGTCTAAAATCTACACAATCTCGTAATGGATAACTTGATCCATTTTTTGAAACATACGTTGGTATTTCTTTATATTCTTCAGGACTAGATGAAACCGGAGATAAGTATGACGTTACATCAAAATATCCATCGCCGCCAGCAGGTAAATAATAGTCAAATAAAACAAGTAGATTCCCTTGAGCTTTTGGTGCACCATTTTTTAATGTGATTGTCGCATGATCATAATAATTATCTGTTTGTCCATTATTAAAATCATAATTTGCAGTTACGTCGTAAGTTGGATCTACTAACATACTGTTTGTTGGAGAAGTTGCTGCTGATTGAGTATCAATAATTTTAACAATTTTTTTAACATCTGAAACAAACAGACTTTGTTTTTTTCCTGACGCGACGATACCTGCTTTTTGAATATAAACTTGACCGTATGTTAAATCAACTTTTGTGAAAACGGCAACAGTTGTACCACTAATATGCACTTGATCAGTTGCAGCTTTTATTAAGTTTTTACCACGTAGTACATATGAAGTATTGTCTGCATTCGAAACATAAACTTTCGCAATAACATCAACAGTTAAGCCAGTCGCTATTAAATTTAATGTGGTAAATGTTGCAGTCAGTTTACTATCTGCAATAGTTATGTAACTATTAGCATCATTTGCAAAATTAAGAATTTGTCCATTTGTTAAACCAGAGTTACTTCCTCTATCGCGTACAATAACAGTAAATAATGAAGTGGCCTCAGAATCGGTTAGATTTCCTTGTGTTTGTGTTCTACCTTTAAAATTTAAAGATGATGGTAATGTAATTGAAAGTTGTGTTTTTCCTGAAGTGTAAGTGAAAGTTTTATTTCTAAAATATTTTTGAGATTCATATGATTTGTCACTTAGTGTTTTAACATATCTATTTCCTAGTGAAAATAATAACTCAGGTCTAGTAGTATCTTGTATAACAACATCACCGGAAGGAATATTTCCAATTTTGCTTGCTTTATTGATTGAGGCTGATGCCATTATATAATTATTTGAATTCGCCCTTACAATTGTTTCAGCATCTTTTAATTGAAATTTTATTGTAAAGTTTGGTGGTGATGCTGGTATTATTGCAAATGATGGAGAAATTGTTGCTGTTTTTGTCGATCCGTTATATGCTGTAATTATTGCAGTGCTCGCACCTGTGGTTGTTACTCCAGAATCCATAGTAATAGTTGCACCAACATACGCATCATTTGCTGATGAAAATTTACCAGTTCTATCAAAGAAAGATATAGTATTAGCTGTAGTCGAAGATGCATTTGATGTTAATGTTGTAGTTAATGTATCAAAAACATGCATCTTATACACATAACTAGAAGTATCAGTTATTGTATTACTAAAGTACACATAATCTAAATTGCGAATTCTTGATGTTGCTATTAGAGTTGAATTATACGTGTTTGCATTTGCAGTTGAAACATTAGCTAGTGCAACGCAATGTATATCAACTTGATTCATATCAGTAATATCAAAACTTCCTATAGAACTACCTTTAACGTTATCAGTATAAAGAAAGTTTCCATAATCTATAAAAATATTATTATTATTTTGTGATTTAAATTCACGCGCCCTGTCTACTGCTATTCTAAGAGGATATTGATTCTCGATTCTATAACCACGAACATAAGCTACACCTTTACTAATACTTAATTCAAAAATATTAGAATTTATAGTATTTGCTGATGTTCCTAATTTAAAATCATTAACAATATAATCACCATTTGTATCATATGTTCTTTTTGCAAAATAATCATCAATTTTAGAGTAAACTGTATCATCAACCTGTCTAGTAATAACTCCATTTTCAACACGAACTAATTCAATAAAATTTTGATCATTGACTAATTGAAAAGGAAATGATATTAGCGTTAAATCAATTAAGTATCGATCTGCTCCAGGTGCTTGATAGTTTGATGATCCTAAAGTTGGATCTAACAAATCTGGACTATCAACATAATCGATATACGTTTCAGTGATTAATAAACCAATTCTAGCAGTGGGAACAGATGAATATTTACTTAAAATAACAGTGGATGGCTGTACTGATACAAAATTTCCTATAGAATATCGTGAATATGTGCCATCTTGATTTTGTTCCGTTGAAATGTTATATCCATTAACTACATAAAAAACACCTTGAGTAATTGATGCTACTGAAGAGCGTCCTGAACAAGTTGTTCCTCCAGCTATACCAATTGTCGATCCTAAAGCGTTTGTTCCATCAATCGAGTATATAACTAAAGCATCTGAGAATTGTGATCCTGATAAATAAGAAACTATTAATGTTGGTGGATCACCACCTTCACCAGTCGATTCCGCTGTAGCAATAACTCTAGCAACAATTGATCCTGTCACATCTGTAATAAGACTATTTAAAAAATTACTAGCAACAATATCTTCACCTTCATATTGATTGTTTAATTTGATATAATGACATGCCAAATTAAGTGTAACTTTACCACCAGTAACAGGTGTATTTTTTGCGAAAATAGCATCAGCAAAATTTGAAATTTGATTTTGTAAAATAGTTTGTAATTGAGTTAATTCTCGTGCTTGGACTGCTCTACCAGGCTTGAACAGAATTCTATGGTAGTTTTTGTTTGGATCAAAATCATCATAGTATGGATCTGTATTAAAATTTAATGCCATTGTTAATATCCTAAAACGAATTTAAATTGTTCTATACCATCATCACTTCTTGAAACAGGACTTCTATTTTCAATATAAATTATATTTCCTGAAAATTTATATAAGTCTGATTCTGTTGCACCCAATAATGTTCTTGTTAATTTTGAGCCATTATCAGCTCTTGAACTATATAATGAATCACCAACTGTATAAGAACCTGATGTATTTATTACTTGTAATACACTGGAAGTTCTATCATAACTCAAAACTGTTGCTCTAAATGTTTTAGAACTGTCTACCGCAGTACTTGTATTCGCTTGAAAAACTTCTTCGTCTGGAAGAAAAGTACCAATTCCAGGTGAAACAAATAGTTGTGTTGCAATATTATATATTGATGCATTTGCGACATATGGAAAATTTCTCTTCGATTTTGGATTCAACAAAAGTACAACTTGTCTATAATCAATATCTGTCGGCACATATTGAACACCATAAATACTTTCCTTTGAATTGAATTCCATAGTAATCATAAAATGTCTACATCCCAATTCAGATTTTGGATCAAATCCATGGCCACCAATTGGAGAAACTGGTGCATAAAAAGATGCTCCTGATCCATATGATGTTCCATTTGCAGCCTTACTAGTAATAGCCACATTTGCATATGTGTAATTTGCGCCTGGATTTGTTATATAAACATCAGAGATTGCATCCCCAGTAGTTATCACGTTTGCTACTGCTCCAGTTCCATCTCCTTCAATATTCAAAGTAATCAAAGTATTAATTGGATCGTATCCTGATCCTCCATTGATTACACCCACTACATCAATGTTTCCTATACCGGCAGGAGATTGTTGTGCATTTGGTACTGTGGTTGTTCCATCTACTGGCATCCACAAAGCATCCATAAATTTAGTTTTTCCTTGTTGGCTTATTGTGTATAAGTATTTCCATTTATATCCATCTGTTCCTGTATAAATGTTATTTGTTCCATAAGCACCGGGTTGAAAAAATGGTTCATCTGTAGCAACTGCATCATTGTTATTCCATAGACACTTATAAACTTGATCATATCTATTTCTCACATAAAAATTTAATGCATTAAATCCATTTAAATCTGTTGCAAACATATCAATATCATCTCTGTAATAATCATACACTTCACCACTAGTCCAATCATGCCTTTCGATAACAGGTGAAACATCAGCGTTTGTTATTTTTTTAGCAACAAACATATTTTTAAATATGTCTTTTATGTATTTTTGATCTTGTCTTGGTTCTTCTGGATCATTCTCATCTGGCCAAGGTTTAGCACCAGATAAAAAACAATACATGTTGTTGATATTTTGGCCTGCAACTGTTGCAGTAGGAGCAAAATAATCTAACATTACTTGTTCCAAATTAAATCCATATGTAAGAAGATTTTTATTTGCCATTATTTAATTCCGATTAACTATATGAGATAGAACAATATGTATTTGCAAGATCACCATCAAATGAATAATATTTAATTCGTGCTGTTGTTGTGCCACCCAAAGTAAATGTTGTTGCGCCAACAGTAGAATTTAAAGCAGTACAACCGTGTGTAATTGTTTTTGCTGCACCACCACCTGTCGCTGTGTTTGTCACAAATAAAGTAATGTCAGAACCTTGTTTAAAGTTTGAAAGTGTGACTGCCATGTTTGCGTTGACATTACATCTTACCCATGTATCTGTTGCGAAATCTAATGTGATTGCTGTTTGTGAAGAAGGATAACTTCTTGTGTTAAACAATAATCCATTAGGAACATACAGTGTCGAATTTGCTTCATCAATAATTGCTACGTTGCTTGCTTGAATTAGATTATTGTTTGCAAAAAGAATTGCACCGTTTGGTCGACCATATGCTTGGCGTGGAGAAATATCGATTTGAATTTTACCATTTGCAGATCCATTTGAAAGAATCTTTGCTACTTGAAAAACTGCATTTGCTCCAGTGGGTGCTACGTTTGATGCTTGTCCAGGAGTTGTTGACAGATACAACAATTGACCATTATTACCATACGTTGATGCATCGAAATCTGATACAATACCTCTTGTGTAAACAAATCCATATGCTCCATTTGCAATTGCAACTTTAACGAAACCTTCTACTGCTGAATTTGCAGCAGATCTAGCATCAGCAAGAACAATATAAGGAACTGCATTTGAAGTAACTGCACCAGCTAATCGAATCCATGAGCCAGAAGGAATCGTAGATCCAGTTTCATTATAAACACGCTCAAACAGCACTTTGGAGATCGCTGGCCTGTCTCCAGCGATATCAGTATCTTGTACTAGTGAGATTGTATTGGAAGAGTACCAGACCTGTCCTGACGTTTGTGTGGGTGGTGTTGATAGCGCAAACCATTGAATAGAATTTGCTTGTGATATTCCTGTTGTAATATTTGAAAAGTAAACATTGCCCGGAAGTGTGTTTGCAGTCAAATTACCTAAAACGATAAGATTTTTAGAAAAAGTTGCCGTATTTGACGTAAGATTATCAACAGACATTGCAGTTCCTGTTGTATTAGAAACTATATTTCCTGTTATAGTTAAACTACCAGATATTGTTCCACCTGTTTTTGCTAGTAATGTTGTCTGTGCGTAAGTATTAGCTGTATCAGTATATGATTTTGCTGCTGTTAGTGTGATTAAATCATTTGCTTGCAAGAATACGTTAGCTGTATCTGTATATGATTTTGCTGCTGTTAGTGTGATTAAATCGTTTGCTTGTAAAAATGTATTGGCTGCGCTTAGTGATGATATCGATGCACCAGCAGTTGTTTGTTGAGTACCATCAGAAAAAACATAGCCTGTTGATGTTCTGACGTTACCAGTTACATATACGTTACCTGTTACATTAGCAGTTCTTAAAAAATCAAACGATGAATTACTAACTCTACCAACGATATTTTCAGACATTAAACCACCAACAAGAAATACAATATTTGCTCTTGTTGATGCTGTACCTATGATTAAATTACCTTGTTGACTTGTGTTTGATGGACCATATACATACATGTATCCATCATATGCTTTAAATGCACTATAGTTGACAGGATCATTGTATGTGTTGCCGCTTATACCAAAATCAATATATTTTGTTGAGTTATCACTATCGTTTGTAGATGCAACAAAATCAGAAGAACCGTTAGAATTAAAGTTTTGTAAATTAACTTGTAAGTATGTATTACTTGAAGATGAAAATTGTCCTATAACATTAGGATAAACTAATGGATTACCACCAACGTTTAAAATTTCATTTGAGAATAGACCCGCAGCTAGAGTCTTTCCTGTAAATTTACCCGTAGTCGTTGTGGGTAAATCAACTGCAACAAACAAAGTGTTTTGTGTGTTAGCATTTAATGATGTTAATAATGGTAATTGTGAAATTTTAATTGTGGACATTATTTTTACCTTAATCCAATAATAGTATATTGCCTAATTCATCTGTTATAGTATATAGACCGGATTCATCTACGATTTCCGTTCTATATTCTAGACCTAATGGTCCATAGATAATAAAGTTTTGAGCTGTTCCATGATATGTTTTAGTTACTGACAAGTAACCACTTGCATTATATGATAAATCTGCACTCACACTAAATTTATTTGTAAGATAATCAATGCTACTAACAGTTCTGATCATATTATTAATTTTAATAGTATCGCCAACCTTAAGAATATCTTTTAATGGATAATAAGGATCTGTGTAAACACCACCATTAATAACATTATATGAATTTGTTATCGCAGTAATATTTATAACATTACTATTGGCATTAGATGCGATTGCAACATTTGCAAAAGATAACCAAACATTATCTGTTAATGTTATTGTGTTCGCAGTAGCGTTTACTGTGTTAATTTTACTACTAAAACTATAACCATTTGTATCTGTAAATTTGATTGTTGTGTTTTGAAGAAAGATATTTGCTATATTTGTACCTGTACCAAGATAACTAAATTTAATTATATTATTGCTTGGATTATTAAAATCAGCAACCATATCAAATTCAACAGTCGAAGACGTTAAAGAAGATAAAGGTCGACCAGTATAAAGCGCTTCGTAACTGTGTAAATTGACTTTATTATTTGACTTCATTGCAAATCTACCACGAACTTTTGTGCCTGATGGATGTAAAAGTTCTAATAATATTTTTCTATATTTTTCTATTTCTTTTTCTAGTGTGATTTGATATGTGAAGTTATTATAATCGGCACTTTGTAATACGTTAAAAGAGCTTAATTGACCTGATGTGTCTAAATATTGACCATCACCCATTGTTAATCCATTTAAAAATGTAACATTAGCCTTGGCTTGTCCATCACCGTATGTGTAAATATTATTATCTGTATCATATCTTTCATTCCAAACCAGAGAATATTGTTCTGGTGGATAATCAGCAGCCTTAGGTATAGGAGTTGTCACAAATTTCATACTTATTGATTTTGAGTCAACCAATAAAGGTTGTTGAACATTTGGTTTAGGTTTATTATAATCAAAAATTCTTATGTAATAAAGTGTATCCAATTCATTTGCAAAAGGATAAACTTGATCAATTTTTTCAACATTTGCTTTATATGTTGCTGTAGCCAAACTACTGCCTTGGTAAACAACATCACCTTTTCTGGGAAGATTGTTCTTGTAAAGATTTTTAACAACAATATCTTGTATTCTAAATGATGCTTTTGGTGCTGATATATAATCTTCACCGTAATTTGATATTTTAATTGATGTTATTTGGCCAACTTTATCTGTTATAGGTTCAAATTTTGCACCATCTCCTAAAATTCCAGGTATACTTAAAACAGCATTTGATGCTAAACCATTTGATGAAACAACGTTAGCACTAGGTAATATATCTGCATGATATCCTAAACCTCCTAAAGGATAAGGATAAAAATTATTTGCTGTATTGCTTCCTGGCGGATTAATGTATGTTACACTTGTTATTGCACCATTACCACTAACTGTGTTAACTTTTGCATAAGCACCGGCTCCTGTGCCACCGATGATTGTGATCATATCATTTGCTACATAACCGTTACCAGGATTGATAATTTTTATTGGTGCTAGAACACCTAAGTTTTTTAAATCTGCTTGTCTATAGTCATATACGGTGGAATATAAAGACCTTGCTGCAACTGTTGGTTTCTTCGTTAAACCGCCACCACCACTATTTACAACAACTTTAGAAATTGGATAAGTTGATATTGTTCTTAATTCTAGTGCATTTATAATTGCTGTATTTGCATTTGCTGACGGATTAACTTTTGACCAAAGATATGATGCATCAGTCATTCTATAATTATTTGCCCTTTCAATAGTATCTAAACCAATCGTAACATTTGCTGCTGTAGCAGTTAAGTCTAATGCACCAACGTTCGCAATAGGTGGAGTTTTAAAACCTTCTAAATTTGGAAATACAATAAGTGTATTAGCTTTTTGATATGTTGAGTCAGGATCATCTGTATAACCAAATCCACCATCCAAAACATTAACAGAAAGTAAAATACCAGAAGTTGTTGTTAAAACCGATGCTTCTGCTCCAATTCCAGTATTTGATGCTAAACCACCATAGAATACTATTGGATCTCCTGGATAACCAGTTTCTTGAAAATTATATCCAATATAAGTTGAACCTCTAAATTTTGGATTAATTTTTACTTGACTTATTTGACCAAGAATTTTTGCAGTTAATAACTTAGCACCAGAAGTACCGACTGGTACTTCTTTTCCATCTTTAAAATATACATCTAGATTTTTATCATTAACAACTTTAACAAATTCACCAGACTGGAAAAGTCTTTGTATATCGGAAATAAAAACTTCTATTTTATTTTTAGCAAAAGTAACAGCTTCAATAGTTGCAATTGATTTTGATGTTAGGCCAAATAATTTATAATTTGGTGTTAATAAAAAGTCTTCATCTGTAGATGATAGTCTTAAACTTTTTGATATATACCATTTGCCATCCGAAGTTTTTAATATAACATCTTTTGTATATAAAAAATCAACATCTGAATCATAAAGAACTTTGAATAAAAATTTATAAGAAGCTGGTGTACCTTTTGCTTTATATAATTCCCTTGCAATTTTAGATACTTTTGTTTTATCTGCTAGAATTTCTTGAGGAAAATAAGGAAGAAAATTATTATAGAAATAATCAACAAATTTGTCTGGAACTTTATCTATATCTTTATAATCGGATATATTGTTTATTAAGTTTCCAGTATTTTCTGGTAAATCTAGCCATTCATAGTATGCTTTTAAGAATAAAATAAAATTTCTATAATCAGGATTTTCCCTAATATGCCTAGGTATTTGATGTGGTATTAAAACTGATGTATCTGGTTTATATTGCAACATTTATTTTGCCGTTTTTTTCTATTTTTGTGCTATCACGGTCACTGCAACAGAAGAAGAATCGCTTGCATCTATTGTTATAATTTTATTATATTTTGATGTAAAAGCTGTAGTTTTTGGAGTTACTAATATTGATAATTCACCTAACGGATCATCTGTATCAAGAGGATTAAAAGAATTCAATTCTATTATTCCATTAACATAATCAATTTTACCTGCATTGTCATTTAATATTGTCTTTACATTTTTATCATTAAAATAATACGATCTAATAGTACCATATCTACCTTGTAGATTTACTGTAAGTGCTGCTCCTGTTCCTGTGTTATCTATTGATTGAGGCACAACTGTCGCAACGGCAGACGTATAATTATTTCCTGCATTTGTTATAGTTATACCTCTAATTGTCCCTAAAGACATGATCGGTTCTGCTGTTGCACCAGTACCATCTCCATATATCATTATTGTTGGAGGCAATTGATAATTATAACCAGGATTATTGATAGAAATTGACTCAATTCCATAACTTAATGTCGGCAGTTCTTCTAGATAAACATTCTTTACTTGTGCATTTGTAGCGTTAGTATTAGTAAATGTTAAAGGAGGTTTACTTGTAATACCACTAGTCAAAACACCTTTTTCTAAAGGAGTATTAAAATAAAACTTATAATTATTAGGTTTTCCTAAAGTAGGATAAAACTTTTTCTCCAATCTAATATTAAAATCATTTGCAACTATAGCAGAACTATAGTTTTGTATTGCACTTAACATTAAATAAGAATTAAAAGATGAATTAAATTTATTTAATGTTTTATCTGCAAAATTATATATGGCAGATCTAATTCCATCGGCTATTTCTGCTGGCGATTGTATCGTTTTATATGGATCATAATACACAGTAATTTCTAATCTCACATAAATGTAATCTGGATCTACAATATTTGGAGTTACAGTCACTACTGATATTGGTTTTATCACATCATCAATTAATTTTTTCTTTTGTACTTGTGTTATATTATAACTACCAGAAGGTTTTAATGAAAGGAATATTTGACCATATACAGGAGGATCATTTTCTTCTCCACCCCAAACATTAACTGAATCAAATGTTATACCAAGATTATTTTGTTGTAATATTGTAGCATAATCATTTTTTGTCACAGCACGATTTTGTGCAGCATAATTTTTTGTAGCATAAAATTTAATTTGATCTATTGTTTCTTTGCTTGAACCATTTGATGCTGCTTGTATTGAATTGGGCTGTGTGTTGGCAAATCCATTAATAGTATCCATTAAATAGAAGCTATTTGCTCCATGTGCATCAACAGAATCTGTTGAGATGAAAGTAAGTTTTACAATATTACCATTGTTTAATTTTTTACCTAAAATGCCGTCTCCAAAATAAACTTCAAAATAACCATTCGTATTCTCTTGCACAAAATATACAAGAGAATTACCATTCAATACTAAAAAATTATCAGCTTTATTAAAAATTGTAGTTGATGTGTTTGTTGATGATTCTTGCACTAAAACAGTTAGCGTAGATAAATCAGCGTTTGTGTCAGGTATTTCAAATATAAATTTTGGATTCGTAGTCGTATTTACCGTATATGCTTGAGATGATAATTTGCCTTGTTTCAAAGCAATATTTGTAAATTCTGCTTTTCCATTAACAATATTTGTTGTGGTATAGGATTTTGTTGTTACAAAGTTGTAATTTTTACCATTAACTGGTGAAGATAAAAAGTTTGTATAACTTGGTAAAGTTAAAGAACTGCCAGTTACTTGATTTACAGTCAGATTAATGGTTGCTTCTGGTGCAATTGGTGATTTTGGTGTATAATTTAATAGTTTAGCTTGTGAGACTACAGAACCTCTTTGTACAGCACTGTCTATAAATGTTTCATTAGCAACCATATTTAAATAATACGCATTGTATTGTGTATTATATGCAAGAACATCTAAAAGAACAGAAAGAGCTGAACCTTCATAATTGTAATCTTTTAAAACATCTTGACTCTTTAAAAATGTTTTTAAATTGTTTTTGATAGAATCAAAATCTAAATCTATCAAATTTGTAATTGAATTGGCATTAGCCATATTATTTTATTCTCTCTAAAAATAATGTTGTTGTTGTCAATTGAGTTGCATTTTCTATATAAAAACTAAGTGTAACATTATAACCATTTAGCTCATTGGAAGCCTGAACATTAATTTTATCAATTAGTACTCTTGGTTCAAAATTTTCTATTGTAATTCTTATTTGTTTTTCTATTTGTGATGCTGTTAACGGTGAAATAGGTTCAAATAATAAAAAACTTACTTTTGAACCCAAATCAGGATTAAATAATCTTTCATAATGTTGAGTCAATACTAAATTGCGAACGGAACGAATGACAGCTTTTACATCATAGCTTAGAATGACATCCTTTGTGCCTGGATTTATACCAAACATAAAGTCTAAATCTGAATATATTTTTTGTAATGTTGCCATGGTTTATTTATTAGCTTTTATTAACTCTTTCTTTTGCATAATTTGTTCCTATAACTTCATTAACTAATTGTTTGTGTGCTGAACCATTTGAAGTAAGGGCTGCCGCTTTTCCGAAATTAGCTACAATTTGTCTACTTCTGAAATAATATGCTTCATCACTTGTTCTTTTTCCATTTACAAAATCAGCAATATTATTTAAATTATCTACTATTTCTGTTGTTGGTCCAGTATAAGTATATGTGGGTGGAACAATATCTGGATTTGATGTAATGCCGCTTTGAATTATTGTTGGATAAGAACTAATAGTAGTAATATAACTGGTTAAATTGCTTTTTGTGTATAAACTTGAAAATGAACCAAGAATAACAGAATTATCATCTATACTTTCAGTTTGATAAAGATAATAAGAAAGTTGTCTTCCAATATTTATTGCGAGTTGTAAAGTGGGTTTATCTCCACTCTCTGCGTTTATTCCCTCTAAGCCTGAAAGTCTTTGTGTGTGTTTGTAAAAATTATAAGTACAAGTGGCTAGATTACTTGCAGCGGCTAATATTGAAGGAGCAGCCACATCAATACCTGTAATATTTGCAATTGCAGTTGTTATAGAAATTATAGAACTACAGGAAGTTCCAACAGGATTAACATAATAACTATTAACTCTATTATTTAACACATCACCATAATCATCATCATTTGAAATTATTTTGACATTATCCATGTGTTTTTTAGTTTTATCATCATATTCTGTAACATTACCTTGCATGGATGATGGAAAATTTAATGAATTATATAATCCTCCCATAGTATTACTCCTTTATACCATAAATGGAATTGGTGGACTTGTTGGTCCGAGTGGAGCAATATGAAAATGACAATCAAATATAGATACGTTTACGAGATCAGTCATCCAACCAGCCGTCATCACACCAATTTGAGAAAAACCAAAAGATGAATTTGGTGCTGTCATTTGTACTCCAGCCGCAATCAAAACAGATGATAAAATAGTAAATGGTATGGCGGCAGGAATTCCAATAGACAAACCACCAAGTACAGAAACAAATCCTAATGGACCAGCTCCAACACCAGTTCCAGCGTCAACTCTACCATATGAAAATAGTTTTTCTGTGGTTATACCGCCCTCGACAGTTAAATCGGCAGTTATCGTAACAGTATCTGGTGCGTATATATCCATAGCACCTGTTATACCGTTGCCTGCTCGTATTGTCATATCAGATTTGGACGTCATGTTTAATGATTCTTCTGCTAATATAGTAAAAGATTTTTTAACATGTAGTTCGTATTGACCCTCAATATACTCTCTTTTATTACCCATAACATGCACTTGTGCATCACCTTCGATTGTTATATTACAATCACCTTTTACTAAAATATTTTTATTTTTTACAGTTATCTCATATCCATCACCATATACTTTATGTACTTCATCTCCATTTGGATGCATTTCTATAAATGTACCTATTCTATGTGTAAGTCTGATACGCTCTCTGTCTGGAGTATCGTCCATTTCAAATGAATGACCCGAATCTGTTATCTGAACATAGTTCATTCCATATTCAGGCGGAGCATCTAATGCTGGTGATCTGGGTTCTATCCATCCATTAAAAAAATCTGGTCCTGATGTAGTATATGCTAGTCCGGTGTCTGGATCAATTGGCATAATGTTTAATTCCTTTTAAGGCATAACAATTTTAATATCTTGTGGTTCATATGGCATCGTTTTGACAAAATTATTTCCGGTTTCAGCATATTTATTTTGTAAATAAATCGCCAAATCATCTGTAGATACACCTTTTGTATATTCTGATGGTATATATTCATCATCTACTTTATATGTATATGTGTAAGCATTCAAATATTTTGATATAATTGATGGATCAACATAATCTGGAGCTTGTGTGTCAGGATTTGTATTTGCAGTTACACCTATATCTGTTATCGCAATTTGTGCTGTTTCATCTAAGGCCAATAAAGCCTGTAAAATTGTATCTAGGTCTGCCGTATCTGTATAATCTACAGTAAGATTTTGTTTAAGTTGAGCGATTTGTTCAGCACTAAATTGATTTTCTGGAGCATATTCTGGACTAAAATTTGTTGTAAAATTTGCCAATCCTGATCGTAAAGATGTCAAATTTGTTTGCAGAAATTGTATAGATTGATTTAAATTTTTAACTACAGTATTTATTTGAGCAACTAAACTTCTAATACTATTTTGAAATGTATTTAAACAATCAAGTAATAACTTTTTAAAAAATGCTGGAAGTTGTTTAATGAAAGCTACAATTTGTTGCAATTCTTTGACAAGATAAACATACATTGCAGCAACTGCAACATACTCACCGATTTTTTTAAGAATTTTATTTATTTTTCTTATTATTGATCTAGCCAAATCAAACGCTGCTGAATATAAACCTGATGGATCTAAGCTAAGTGTAAAATTTAATGCTGTTAATACTGCTCTTATTCCATCTGCAAATTGTGCAAGAAGAGTTCTAATAATTTGAGCAGCAGCGTTTTTACCTTCTTGAATTGCTCTTTTGATAACAGCGACAGGATTATCAACGAGACCAATACTTAGATCACCAAATTTAATATTAAATTTAAAATCACAACTGTGTTGTGAATTATTTTTTTCTAGTGTAGCGCCTTCTGTTATACCTCTAGCTAGTCGAGGCATCCATGGTTCACCAGGTTTACTGACAACAATTCCTTCTGGCGGAATAACTTTATATGGAAGTGTGCTTTGATTTGAGAATCCTTTATTAACATCTTCAAGTAAAGGTTTTATTCCTCTTATAACAGTTTCAACGATAGGAGCCTGTCTGGATTCGCCATCCATAAATCTTCCAAGAGCCCAATCTCCTGCTTTAATATTGGTTGTTGAAGTGGTTAAACCATTAGGAGATAAACCTATTTGTGCCCAAGGTAAATTCTCCGTCGGCATTTCTTGTAAATTATCACTATGAAATCCAAATATGCGAACTTTAACTCTACCAGCTTTTAATGGATCATTTATATCTTCAACTACTCCAGCAAATCCATTGAATCCTGAATAACCCAAAAAATTCATTAATTTTCTCCTTTTTTGATAGTACTATTTATTAATGAATTAATTAAATGTAACTATCTTTTGTTATTTCTAGAATAGTTTGAAATACTGTAGGTACTTGAACAATATGCCTTAAAGCAGTAACAACGTATTTGCCTGAGAAAAAATTACTTCTTGATGAATCTCCAGGATTTAATTTTGATATGTCTAATTCAATAATTCTACCTACGGCTACTCCAGAATCTCCAGGTATTACAATTTTAAGTTTTGTATGATTGAGTGCAGCGAGCGCAGAAGTTCTAATTGGTAAAGTATCTTCTAAGAATATATCTTTTTCAACAGCGCCTGGATTCTTTTCTATAGCTGCTCTATTTGAATTATCTCTCGTATTTGATGATGAAAATTTTACCAAAGATGGATACGCAGTGCTTTGATCAAAGCCAAGTCTATTTTGTTTTGTATACAGAGCAGAAGAATTATTTAGTGAATCATCCGAATCTTTTTTATAATTGAAATCTGTAAATTTATATGTTTGAGTTAAAGGATTAATCGTTAATAATCTATTAGCGTACATACCTGAACTGATATTCTCTAAAACATCATAAAACTTAATCACCTCATAATCTAAAACAGTTGTCAACACATCTTCTGCACTAGTTTCTTGTATGTTTTTAGCTTGATATTTATATTTTTTATATACATTTGATTTATATAAAGATTGCACTGATCTGAAATTAAAACCATCTTTATTCTCAAAAAATAGCATGTCAGCGCTTTTTTGAAAAGCGGATGGTCTTGCATAAGATGATAACCAACTAATTGCTTCAAATGGTTTTAGTAAACCAACATTAAAATCATACACTCCATATGTGTCTTCGATAATTAATTTTGTTTCTTCAATTTGCATTTTATCTATTAATATCTCATTTACAATATCTGATATTTTCTGACTAGGATAAGATTTTTGAATTTTTGTTTGTTCGGAAAGTATCAATTCTTCTGAACAAAAATGAAGTTTATATACTATACTTGTTAAATTTCCGATAGGTCTTACGTTCGAAATCTTGTACATTCTAAATGTTCTTTTTAAATTTAAATATGAATCACCAGATTTACCAAAATCAATATCAAGTGTCTCATTTCCTGTCATATTGTCGAGTTCGATATAACCAGCAGAATCTCTTAAAATAACATATCCGGAAACCGAAAAAGCAAACATATCTTCAAAATAAGAAAATTCGACAACTAAATTTGTTAAATCTAAACTTTTTCCGGATCTATTAGTCAAAGATATTTTTTTTAATTTATAATCTTGAGGATAAAAAATGTTGTTATCATTAGCCATTTTTTATCGCTTGGGTGCATAAAGTGATTGAAATTGATCCACAAATGTATTCAAATATTTTGAATTTAATAATTTTATATTTCTTTTTGATTCATTTAATTCTTGTTCATAATCATAATAAGTAACGATTCTTTTCGTTGTTTCCACTACAGTAGTTAAATCGCCAATTTTAAATGTTTGGTTTGTTTCTTGGGGTAACAAATCATACGTTTCTTTATCTATTTTAATACGCTCCTCAAAATTTTCTTCAGTTTCAATAATTGTTTTTTTTGTTATTTTTTCATAATAAAAAATACTATTAACATCTATATCTGCGTATTTTTTTGCAATATAATCTTGGAATATATCATAAGTCAATGGCCAAGACCACTGTGGATGTTGTAGTTCATTGACTAATAAAACAACCCAATAATAGTATGAATCACCATAATATTTGTCAGCTATTATTTCTGGTGTATCGGAATCTTTAATATCATATGTATAATATAACAAAGGATTATTTGCTACGCTCGGAATAACTTTTACTCTCGTCAATAAATTAGTCAAAAGAACAATATAACCAGTTTTATCTTTATATGCAACTTTTGGTAAAGTTTTAAAGTATCTCATTTAGTATCCCTCATCTATCTTTGCACTATGCATAAGATCAACTTCTTGGAATTGTAATCCTAACGTTACTTGTACTGGCGCACCATTCCTATGTGCAGACCATCCATTTGGTGCGTAATTTACTTGTATATCAGTTAATACTGATTTTCCTAATTTATGTAAGTATGTATTTTCTTTTCCTTCACTATAAAATGTTATTTCAAAAATAGATGGTGGTCGATATAAAAATCCTGCGGTATTTTCTACTAACGTTGGCGCCGCTGCACTTTTAAATGCTTGCACTATAGACTTTATAGTATCACTTTCAACTGATGATTTGGGTGTAAATACAAATGCCATAGCAAATGATCTGAAATCTATACCTTGAAATATAAGTTGTTGTTGAGGATTAATTGCAAAACCTGCTGCATCCAATACAATTTGACCTGTGGGCCCTGCCTCACCTTTCGCTATATTACCTATGTTACCTAAAGCTCCTTTTAATTTGTCAGATACATTCAATTTTGATGCAATTCCACCAAGCACAGAATCAATTAAAGCACCCAATGAAAAACTATTATATGCAGCAGAAGAAGAAAATTCTAAACTATCTGGCATATATAAAGTGATACTTCCTTTTGTTTGTGTGTATCCACTTTTTGCACTATAACCACTTTTTAAAAAATCTTTAGTTATGTTTGTAATATCAGTTAATGATGAATCTACTAAATCAGGTATATTAGAGAAATTATTAAGTAAAGTGGATAAACCATCACCGCCATTATCACTACCACTATCTCCTTGAGATGTTTCTTGGAATGTCATTTCTCTTGGATCAATGATTGTAAATTGAACAACATGACTATATTTAGAGTTGTTTCCAACATCCAATGGATATTTATAATGTCCATCTCGATATCTATTTTTATTAAGTGGATCTAGTGGGGCTGGCATGTATTACCTTTTTTTGTTTATTAAATATTTATATGATAAATATAATGCGGAGGAAAATTATGAATTACCTACAAGGTAAGTATAAAGTAAGAAACGTTGAAAAGTATATCGGTGATCCAACAAATATAATTTATAGATCATCTTGGGAATTAAAGTTTCTCAATTGGTGTGATAATAATCCTAGTGTAGTGTCTTTTTCGTCCGAAGAAATAGTAATACCATACAAATCACCAGTTGACGGTAAATATCACAGATACTTTGTTGATTTTATGATAAAAATTCGTACAAAAGATGATATCACCAAAACGTATTTAGTTGAAATTAAACCAAAAAAGCAGACTATGCCACCTGAACAGAAAAAAAGAATTACTAAACAGTATATAACAGAAGTTGTAACTTGGGGCGTCAATCAAGCTAAATGGAAAGCAGCATCAGAATATTGTTTAGATAGAGGCTGGGAATTTAAAATATTATCAGAAAAAGATTTAAATGTATAACTAAATACTTCTATGAACTCAAGACTAACTAAACTAGCCCAAGAAAAATCAAGTGCTCAACTTCAAACAATGGCAAAAGAGTCATTGCAATGGTTGATGACTAAGATTGCAGATTTGAAACGTGTATCGCATATTGCATCTGATATAAGCAAAGAAAAATCTAGACAAGTAAATCAATTTAAATTAGGTGGTCTATATTTTTATTACTATGATGCAAAAACTAAAAAAGAATTACCTTATTGGGATAGATTTCCACTAGTTCTTGTGTTAGAAAAATATCCAGATGGATTTCTTGGTTTAAACTTACATTATCTACCTTTAAAATATCGAATTCTTTTTATGGAAAAACTGATGAACTATGCAATTTTAAATGAAGATGGTGACATTAAAAGAATTAAAATAACATACGATATATTAAATTCTACAAGAAGATTAAAAGAGTTTCAGCCGTGTTTAAAAAGATATTTAACTTCAAACATAAAATCTAGAATACTTGTTGTTCAGCCAGATGAATGGGATATTGCTTTATTTTTACCTATACAACAGTTTATGAAAGCTAGACCAGAAAGAGTTTGGAAAGATTCTGTAGATCAAATAAGGAAATAATAAATGCCCGCAAATATAAGAAATTTTTTATCTACTTTTAGAGGTGAATTAGCAAAAAATTCTTTGTTTGAGGTCTATATCTATGGTGGTCCATTTGCAATTTTTGGCTCTAAGTATCCAACTGAGATAAGATATAGATGTGAAAATGCAAACTTACCAGGAAAAACAATGGCAACTATGGAACAAAAGATATATGGTCCTATTGAAAAGTTTCCATACTTAACAACTTATTCTGATATAGATTTGACATTTATCGTAGATAGTAATATGGAACAAAAATATCTATTTGAAGATTGGATGTATATTATAAATCCTACAGATACTTATAACTTTAAATATAAAAAAGAATATTCTGCTGAAATTTTAATAAAACAATTTCAATCTGACGGTAAAAGAAGCTACGCTGTTAATTTAAGTGAAGCATTTCCTATATCAATGAATCAAATGGATCTAGATTGGTCATCAGAATCATATCATAAACTAACAGTTACTTTTGCGTATACTGAATGGAAAAGAGTTTGAATATAATTTAATTAAAGGAGTTTTATAATGCCATTACCAAAAATTGATGTGCCAACATATGAGATAGAGTTACCGCTATCTAAAAAGAAAATTAAGTTTAGACCATTTCTAGTTAAAGAACAAAGAAATCTTTTAATGGCTATGGAATCAAATGATACTGATACAGTACATAATAGTATAAAAGATATTTTAAATAACTGTACTTTGACTGAGGATATTGTTATTGATAAATTGCCTATTGTTGATATTGAGTATTATTTTATAAATCTAAGAGCTAAATCTGTTTCTGAAGTAGTTGAAACAAAGTATAAATGTAATAATGAAGTTGAAGATAAACTTTGTGGTAATATTATGGATGTTGAAATTGATCTTTTGGATATAAATGTTGATGGTATTAAAGAAAATGAAGATATCCAATTGACAGAAAAAATATTTGTTAAATTAAGATATCCTCAATTTTATGTTGTGAAAGATTCGGCTAATATGCAGAGTATGACAGAAATAACATTTAATATGATTGCAGAAAGTATCGAATATATTTTTGATGGTGATCAATATCATTATGCAAGTGAAGCTCAACCAGGTGAATTGTTAGAGTTTGTCGAATCTCTTAATCAAAATCAATTTGAAAAATTGGAAGAATTCTTTAATGATTTGCCTAAACTGAAAAAAGATATTGAGATTAAATGCAGCAAATGTGGATTTGATCATAGTATTGAAGTGGAGGGACTAGAAAGTTTTTTCGCCTAATATTTCGTTATGATAATTTGAAAAACTACTACAAAACAAATTTTGCAATGATGCAGCATCATAAGTATAGCTTGACAGAATTGGAAAATATGATGCCATGGGAACGAGACATTTATATTTCATTATTGATTCAGTATGTTGAAGAAGAAAATCAAAAAATACGAGAACAACTTAAAAAATAATGAAAGAAGAAAA